TCTTGCTCTAGTCACGGATACGTTCTCCTAAAATTACCAGCTTGATGGTACTTTGCCTACAATAGATGGGCTTGCCATTGTTTACTCCTCTAGCGCAGCCACACGACTACGCAATTCCTGAATTTCTTTGATAAGCATTGGAACTAGAATACTATAGTCTACACCCATCATTTTATTACTATCTTCACTGCCTGAAACAGCGAGTGGCTCAACAGACTGAAGTTCTTGTGCTATCATTCCGTAGTCTTGATGCTTGCCATCTTCAGTCCAATCAAACTGACGCACTTTCATGGCATCAATTTTGGATGAGGCAGATGCAGCATCTTGGATGTTAGACTTTAGACGGCGGTCAGATGAAGTGTTATAGGCAGTGGTTGTACCCGTAACAGTGATTGACCCCCTTGTGTTACCAGAATTATTAAACTGAAGTCTAGTTCCATCACCATTTCTGTTAATGCTTACATATGCAGATGCACTACTAAAAGCTACGATGCCACCGGGCTGAAAAGCATGTCCGGTGGTGGTATTGCCAATACCCGGACTGTCTGTTCCTGTCTGGAACATACGGATATTCCCACCGGACGAAATCCGCATCCGTTCAGCATTGCCAGTGCCGAATATCAAAGTGCCGCTTTCACAATTATTTAAAATTGCATCAGTGCCAATCATGGCAAACTGTGCGCCACGATTAGAGCCTGATGCTGGGTCTGAAAGTTTTAAATACGCCCCATCCGTATCGTTAATGTGTAAAACCCTAGCCCCACCGGGTACATTTATGCCAGCCAGTGAGGAGTCAATGGTTGGGTCATTTGTACCCATACCAATGCCCTTTGTTGCGCCTTCAACAACAAAAGAGTTGGCATCGCCAAGAGACTCAACACGAAAGTCTACGTCTACACTATCCTCATTGAATACTGTTTCTGTCGGGGAAAAACTTTGACGAGTTCGGCGAGTTCCACCACTCATTATATTTATAAATAGGGTTGCAGATTCAGTGCTATCTGATGCGTCAATCAACTGACCTTTAAACTGTACTAGATTGATTGATTGTGCAGCATCATTGTCAGCGTTGTACCGAATCATTCCTATAACATCATTATCTGCTGGACTGCCTGAATCACGAGTCAAGTCAAGAATAGGCCCAGAACTTGCATCTGCATCTGTGGATTTTAAAATCAACTGCGAAACATTGTTTGCACTACTAATTATACACTGGTCAGTTGCGGTAAACGCCCCTGTGATGTCTATGCCAGTTGAGCTAGTTTCTAACTTCTTGGCGTTGTCGTGGTACAGTTCAACAGCACCGTCAGTCTTAGCCACCAACATCTGTTCAGCTTGGTTTTTCATAAGCTGGATGTTGTTGCCGTTAGTGGTGATTAGGAAGTTACCTGTTCCGACATCTTCGATAAATGAGTTATTGTTGGCGTGGTAAATCTGCAAGTCATTGCCAGCACCAAACACAGCCTTGTCATTGTCGCCAAAGTTGATGTCACCAGTTGTGGTCAGTCCAGTAATAGTTGTTGCGCCTGTAAATGCAGTTGTACCTGTTACACTTAGATTACCACCCACACTGAAGTCGCTGTTCACGTTACCGCTGAACACACTAAACACGTCATACACTACAATCTCAACTACATCGCTTGCAGTCAGGGCTGACAGACCCGCGATAGTGTTCGCTGTGCTTGTGTTGTAGTCGGTGCCAGCTACTAGGGTTACACCATTCAGGTTTACGTCAACATAGTTGCCGTCAGTGAATGTCAGGGTGCCACCTGTCAGCGCACCACTAACGGATGTCTCGCCCCCGGATGCAGTGAAGTAGTAACGATTTCTAACACCCTGTGATGGTGATCTACCCAAGTACGCCATACTAGGCTACCTCTTCTTCGTCCTTGCTCTGAACTGATTCAATCAGCTTGTCAGTAAAAACATTCTGTGCAGCCTGAACCTGATCCAAATCAAATCGAATGTTCGCCGCTTTGTTTTGGCAAGACCGGATTTGCATAATGAGGTAGTTCTGCTCCTCATTAAGATCCTCTGTCTTGTATTCCTTGCCGTTGATCGTAACTACGTTATCGCTCATCTTACCACCCTGATGGAGTTCCAGTTAAAATCGAAGGACTGGCTTTCTCTGCAATGTCGGCATCTAATGCTGCCTTGACTTCATCTTCAGTCTGGCCCATGTCAGCCAAAACTTTGGCTTTGCACCAGTCCTTGGTTAAATCATTATATGCCACAAACTCTGCGCCGTCTTCCATCTCTACGCCAGTTGTGCCGTATTTAGTTGCGGAAAGGGCGTTGCCGTCAGCGTCTGTTTCGCTGTCAGAGGTCGCTGTTACACGCCAGTGAATTGTTTTTACAACGTCAGAGTTGTCCCCTTCAGTTGCTACGCGGTCAAGTTGTGGATATGTCCACTCATATGAATTAGCCATTGTCTACTCCTCGTATGGGCTTGTGCCGCAGCATGAAGGCCAAGCTGCTTTGAGTTCAGTGATTGTGGTTGCCCCGTTGCCAGCAGTCGGGGCATCCCGCAACGCCTGTTTGTCAGCCACGATTGAGGCTGTGTCTGCGCTTGCTTCAAGGGCTTTCATGTAGTCAGCATCCAAAGCCTCAAGCAGCGGCTTTCTGGCTTCGCGTATCTTGTCGGCAAAGATTGTCTTAGCTGCTGCCAAGTCCTCTGTGATGACCGTGCCGTCCAAAGCCCAAGCGTTACGGAAATGTCTGTCGCTTGGAACTGTGGCTGATGTAGCATCAATCTCATTGCCGTCTTTATCTGCAATAATTGTGGTCATGCTGCGACCCTCCAAGCGTTTCGAAATTCTCTGTCTGGCTGCTGTTCACGCCTAATGATTTTAAGATGAACACTGTTGCTGGTTTCGTAGTTGCGCCAGATATGCTGTGGCACATCTTTCATAATGAGATACAACAAGGCTTCTTCTTCTGTTTTCGGACCTTCTCTTGGTGTGTCGTGCAGCAGGTGCATACGATGATGTCGTTTGAAATCAGGTTGTGCTTCGTCCTTTGCCAGTTCCCAATAGACCCATACTGGTGGGAACACACCGCCAGCCATCAATGCAGCCATCGCATTTGGGTCTGGGTGCATAACAGCACAGCAGTCCATATCAACGTCCTCATACACAACAGCATACTTTGTTTGATAAGGTTCAAGTTGTTGCCGTGCTTCTTTTATGTGGTCAATCATGTGCATCAAAGGTCACCAAAAAACGCAACACAAACATCAGTAAAGTCTAGGTTAGTGCCAGCAGACCAAGCTGAACATGAAATGGCAGCCACAGTGGTGCTTCCACTAGCTGCACCAGATGAACCCATACAGGCTGTTCCTCTGTTAGCGGTGCTAGAATCACCAATGATTGAACCGACTACACACATATGAGCATTTGCATGGGTTACAGCGGTTGTTACACGATAATTTCCTGTGCCATCATCTGTAATAGAAGATGCGTTAAAACTATCTGATATTGAGATGCTTCCTGTACCATTAAAGTTAATGCGGCAAGTGCAGCCTTCATTTTCAGGCCCAAAGCTAGACATTACTTAGCCTCCATCTCAGCGAGACGCTGTTCCAGTTGTTCGATTTTGCGGTGTGCATCCTGCAACGCCGACACCAAGATTGGTGTGATGCGTCCGTAATCCATAGACATCATCGCCTTGTCATCAGTGCCAATGCTTACAGCTTCGGGCATCACCTCTTCCATCTCTTGGGCGATAAAGCCCATAGAGCGTGGGCCGTCTGGGTCAGCCTTCCAGCTATATGACACAGGGTTCATCTGCATCAGTTTATCTGTTGCGACTAACGGTTCGATGTCTTGCTTGAGGCGAATGTCTGAGGTTGTGGCAAAGGTTGCGCCGCTAGTTGTTACATTAATGCCGCCTACCCCAACTCCACTTCTAAGAACAGTTAGGACATTGTCATTCTGATTTACATTGAAATATCCAGCAGTACCATTTGACCTAGAGAAAAAGGCATCGCCGATAGCACCTCTCAATGTGCATCCAGTAGCTGTATTTCCAGCACCGGGGGCTGAAGTGCTTGTTACTCCAACCGAAAATGCTCCATCCGACCCGAATCTGAATTTCTCACTACCACCATTGAACACTTTGATGTTATTGCCAGTAGCAAAATCAAAGTAAGTGTCTGGGTCATCAAGATTGTAATGGTATCTTGCTGTTATACCGTTGTTGAAATAACCGTCTTTCCAACGAACACTAGTGCTTCCCAAGTCCACAGCATTATTCTGTTGTGTGCCGTCGTAATGGGCAATGATACTGGTTGATGCAAATTGTAAGCCTGAGTTATCGGCATCGTTGGCAATGAAAGGATTATTATTGTTTACAACGCCGATTGAGCCAATCGTTGTGCCGTCTTTTCGGAGTTGGATAATCTCACCATCACTATTCAATCGGTTCAACCTTAGTGCGTCTGAGCCATCTCGTGTTGAAATTAAAGGACCAGTAGCACGGGCTTCGATGCCAACTGTTGCTACGTTATCTGCGGTCTTGCCAATCAGCAGATTTCGGCTTCCGTCAAATCGTGCGGCCTCAGTATTGGCAACCATAAACGCAAGCTGTGTACTGCCAGCCTCAGTGCCGAATGTTCCAACACTGCTTCCATCTGTTTTCATCGTAAAGTTTGTTGCAACACCGTCTGTAAACGTGGCGAGTGTTCCTGTGCTGCCTTTGGTTGCAATGACTTGGCCCTGAACATCTATGCCTGTAGCGGTAGTAGATATTTTGGCAGCGTTGTTGTGGTACAAAGTAGCTGCACCATCAGCAATAAACTTCGCCATAAACTCGCCGCCAGAACTAATAATGTCTACTTGAGAAGAACCAGCTAAACGTAAGTTTCCTGTGCCTGTATCGTTGATATAACTATCGCTGCCATCGTGGTAAATTTGCAAGTCATCACCAGCACCAAACTTGAGCCGATTAACCTCTGCGCCGCTACTGTCTGGAAACTCGATGTTGTTGCCATTTGTGTCCAGTACACCACCAAGCTGGGGACTGGTGTCGTTCACCAAGTCGGTGCTTACAGTGCCAAACGACAGAGTGCCGGAGCCGTTGGTCTTTAGCACCTGACCATTGCTCCCATCTGCTGTTGGATAGGTTAAGCTGTTTATTTCTGCGGAGCCTGTAACAGTCAGACCATCAGCAGTATTAAATCGTTGTACACCAGAGCCGATATAACCCATCAGGTAATCTCCAATATGGAAAGTGTAACATCAGCAGAAGTTGAAGCACTTGACGTAACCTTCAAAACATCTGATGCGTTCATCACAACCTTCTGGTCGCCTCCTACAACAACCAACGATGATCCAACGGGAACCGGGGCATCCTTGATAATGTATACGTTATCGCCGTCATTGTTCTCTAGCTGAACATCAACCTCTATTTGAGATGTCACAATGTTAGCTATACTGAGGCCAATAATCGTTGTCTCTGTGGAACTTGGGCATGTGTAAATAGTAGCCGCGCTGGTACCAACTCCCGTGTCTGTTACAAGTTTAAAAGCATTCGCCATAATATCATCCTAACGCAATCGCCATAGCGATGCCCTGTCCTGCGGGATCAAAAAACGTCAGCCCCTGTGTTTGAAGGTTGTCGGTATGGATAGCCTTTTCTGCTGGCAACGTGCAGAAAATTGTCTTGGTTCCAGAACTCCAACTCACAGCGTTGTCACTGTTGCTGGACTGCAAGATGGTTGTACGCGCCAATGTAGTGCCGGATGACGTATACGTTCCAACCCCAACCTCAAAGTCAGTGCCGTCTGTGCAAGCGTAAAATGTCGTGTTCCCGTTCCCGACAGAACCAAAAGTCTCAAAACCAGTGACCGCACCAGCCAATGTATATGTGCCAGTGCCTGTCGTGGTGGTCGTTTCTTTGACCCTATCCGCAAGAACAAGCGCCATTTTACTTCAACTCAACAGTGAAGTTACCCGCGTTAATACGGAAGATATCGCCGCTTTGAATTGTCTTGTTAACATCCAGTGCGCCAACAAACAGGATGTTTCCACTGCTTGCCGCGTCTGCAACAAAGGCATGTGTAATAACATCATCTCCGCCGCCACCAGATGCTGGAAACTCAACATTCGCTGCATTTGTAGCTGTCTGTGCGTCTGTGCCAACAGCAGGAACCGTCCAACCAGAAGCAGCAACCTGCTGCCTCGCGTAGTTGGTAAAGTCCGCTTCAGTGACAGAGCCTGTTTCAATACTACTAACTGCAGTAGCTAGACCAATGTAGATACTGTTACCGGGAGTCGCAAAACTCTCCGCATTATTCTTAAACAGAAACTGCAAGATGGCATGTTCTGTATAGTTGGTTGCTGCATTTGACGTTGCCATTTTTTACTCCTCAAGTACGGGGCCGTTCCGGCAAACCCCTGCGATATGCATCGCTGTTTTCTCTGGCCTCTGCCAGATCCTTAATCCTGGTCATTGCTTCCGTAAACTGTTTCTCATACATGGTGAGCATATCCTGCTCACCTTTCATGTAAGTATACGCTTCGACCAAAGAACCGTAAAGCATGGCATTCGGAGCGTTCTCACTGAGCCATGTTGTACCAGAATCAGCCCCGGCTGTTAATGACGTAGGCCTATAATAGTAGTGAAGCTCAACAGCAAAGTTTGCATTCGGTGTTGGCGACACAATGAAGTTGTCGATATCGAAGAAAGCGTAATACTTAGGAACCCCTGTTGTGGATGCGTTGGGGTTGTACTCCTGGATAAAGTTTACATCCTTCTGCAACAAAAACTCTTTGGAGCTACTGTTGGTGATCGACATAGAAAAAGACGCTAGGTAGTCGCTAGGCACAGAAAGATACGGGTCATTCTGCGACAAGGCTGACGTGGCATTTTTACGGAAAAGTTCTAGGTCAACAAGTTTGAATATGCGCTGCTCTGTGTTCTTAATGAACGTGGGCAAGTTGGTTACAAACGTAGACTCTGTGTTCTCCGTATAATCCTGTATCGCTGTCTTTAGCTGTGCATAGGTGTAGCTCACTTAAACCTCCAATGTGACTGGTCCGACAGTCGCATTTTCACCACCGCCTCGTGTATTACCGGCTGTCGCGGTTCCTGACGAGGCCGTGAAGGTATAAAGGTTTGAATCCACAACAGTAATCGAGTAACCACTTGCATTCTCCAATACGGCTTCCGTAAAACCGTCAAAAGCTTCAGCTTTGCGGAATCTTACAGTATCTGAGGTGCTACGTCCATGAGAGGGTTCAACCACGGTAATGGTGGTAGAGCCTTGGGCACCTGATATAAACGAGTTAGGCCCAAGAAGCCTTGCAACTGCAACCTCGGTTCTTTGATCTGGACGTGGATCAAACAATGCTTGCGGATCTGGCCCTACCTGTGGTGGCTCAAGCTGTGGGTGCTTTGGCTCATACTCATCTGGTCCTACCTTCAGACCATTCCACTCCGTCTGCATTTCAACAAGCCGGTAGCGAAACCCCGACCTATCGGAGTAGCCCCAAGCATCTTTACCCGAAGCATACCTCGCCATTAATTAACCCTCAGATACTGTATGCTTGGCTGTAGTTTCAGGGCAACTCGGTCTTCGTCCTCGTCTGCGGCACGTTGAAACTCTTCTTCGTACAGGTTCTTTAGAAGCTGCACTCGTTCCGGTGCTTTTTTAAGAGCAGTATAGTACGCAAGGCCTGCGACCATGCAGGGCAAAAACCTAAATGGTGCATCTGTTGTGTTAACCAAAGCATCGACATCTTCAATCCGTTGAACATAGTAATATACCAATGTGTCTGTGGAGTTTTCAGGGGTGGGCCACAGCGTGATCTGAGGCTCCACCTGACGATTGTAATAATACTGACTTGGGCGTCCCTGTGTTGTTTTGTTTGGCACTGTCAGATACTCACTGCGTGACATTCGGCTTATCTCAAAGTCTGTACCACTACGGCGAACTACTACTTCCAAAAGGTCCGTATAGTCCGATGTAAATGTATACGTCGCCGTGCCTTGAGTCAGAGCTTGCGTAGCTTGCTTGACTGTCCACAAGTTTAGCCCACGGTTTGCCCAGTCCGCAAACATCAGGTTCATGGACCTACGCGCCGTGCGAGCATCATAGCCAGTGCGAACTTCAAGCCCGCACCTCTCATACGCCTCTTCGATTATCTCTGCTACGTCGAGATCAAAGTCTCGTGAACCTGAAGTTGCCATTTACTTTCTCTTCAATGTGCCGCCACGCATCTTACGCATAGCTTTGCCCTTTTTTGCCATGACTGGTTTCTTCATCATTGAACCACCACCGCGCATAGCTTTCTTTGCGCCCATTCCACCACGCATCTTACGCATTGGTTTCTTCATAACACTTTCTCCTATCTCTACGATGTTTAACTAAGCGTTGATAATCCTGGTCTTCATAGTTTGAATAATACCCTAAAGCCTCTAGCTTTGCACTAGCGTTGTCTATATCTGTCAAGCGTTGAATAAACACCATGCTTAACTTTTTTTCCTTAAACGCCAACAACCAAATATTGTGCCCTGTTGCTGCTAACCATCCGTTTAAGGCAAAACAAGAGGCCTCTAGATCATCGTAACTTTGTTTGTGTGTGTAGCTGGCACAAATTACGACCTGATATGTATCGTCAAAACTTTGTATCTCTTCGTAAACCGCGTCCCACAAATCGTCTTTTTCTTCTCGGACTTTTACTTTGTTTGCAAACCAAGCGTTTTTGGCGAAAGGGCACAAAGCATTTCCGTTGACGGATTTATCTGGCTGACTAAGTTCCGATACAATCCAATTTTTAAGAACGTCTGTTAGTGACATTTTTCTTTGGCATAGTTATAGCACCAGCCATTTCTTTGCGCGGGGAACAGTGCATGCCGCCATGACTAAAACCAGGAACACCACGCCCCTTTAAAATGTCAGCTTTCGTAACATCACCATCCTTGTTCAAATCCGGGAACTTTTTATTTGCCACGTTTCTTTCTCCTTAATGCTTTTACACGCCGGGGCTTTCCGGCTGGTTGCCCAATACGTTTCTTCTGCGCAATTCTACTACGCTTCTCTGCTGCTGTCATTTCGCTAGATGTTTTAGGAGTTTTACTGGAAACTCTCTTAGAGGGGCGACAATATGGAGTACCCCGTTTTTCACCCTTGCGACGGCCACACGGTTTTCCTGTACGCTGGTCCGTCCACTTTTCCTTAAACCATCTTTTAAGAGCCAAGCCCTTTTTCGTCTTGCGTACCGCCATTGTTTACTTCCTTGACTTTTTAATCGCATCGAATGTCTCCCGCATAGTGGCAGGCTTCTCATTCTTCGGATCGTACTTGCACTTTATTTCCCGTGGGAAAAACTCGTTCAAGCCTAACCATACGCTGTCAACAGTGTTATTAGGCCCATGATATATACATACACGCTGCCCGTCTATAAGCTCACAACCTTTGAGTCGGCAATCTACATACTCCGGTATGGATGCTGCGTTAGCTGCACTTTTTAGGAACATTACAAAACCCAGTAAAACCCCTGACCCTACACAGGCCACTAAAATCCACGCCACAATCTCAACAAATTTGCGCCTACGTTGCCTCTGACGATACAATGTTTCCTGGCGCTGCTTTCGGATCTGACCTTCCATTTTCACAAGGGAGTCCCATTTGGACTTGCCAAGAGTAAGGCCAATCCATTGTTGAAGCTCTCGTCTTTGCTGTTCAGCCTTTTCTTTAGCCGCAAAGGTTTCTATTGCCTCTTGTTCAACAGATTTACCAGCGAACAGTTTTTTAAACAGAGGAGGGTTCTTAGCTTCTTTCTCCAGCATATCCAGGTCACTGAGCGCACCCATCCACCGTGACAAGTCGGAAGCCATCGACTCAATATCACGTCCTACCTGCATACCTTTTTTGATTGCGCCAAAAGCTGCGGAAGCTGCTGCC